TCTTCTTTACAAATTTCCTCAAAAAAATGTGTCTCATCAGTAATTGGATTAAAATTATCATATAAAGTCGCTTCATAGTCAACAGAGCCAGAATTGTCTCCAAAGTCATCATTTGAGACTATTGAATCTGTTATAATGCACTCACCAATCTTTAATTCAGTTATTTCTATTGGAGAGTATCCAAGACAAAAAAGCATCCTAACAAATTGTTCATTATTCTGGACAACAGTGTAAGGACGAGCAGCATAAGGAGGAGAAAACTTATGAGTGCCAAATAAAACTGGAATAGAGCCCCAAGGATCTATCTTGTTATTTGAGCCACCAATGTTATAAAATTCTTTAGAATCTTTAGAAGAACTTTTTGTAAGATCTGTGTCTTGAGTAGGAATTGGGGCAATGGCATCAACAAGAGCTAGGCCAGCATATGTAAGAGCAAGTTGAGTTACAATAGTTGTTGCAGCCAGTCCAGTAAGACCCATAGCAGCAGGAGTTAAAGCTAATGCAAGACCAGGAGCGAAAAAGTTTGCTGCAACGATAGCAGCTAACGACAAAACTGTCCTAGTGACATTCTTGCCTCCACTACCACCCCTTGGAATAACTCTTACTGATACTAAATCTTTTTCAGTTGGAAAAGTTAACTCCCAAGCATCTTGAGGAATGATTTCTCCATTTATGATGATAATAGCAGTTATTGCTCCAGTAAACTGTACATTAGACTTTTCTACAAAGTCAAATAGATTACCACCAATAGGAACAGCAAATTCCTGTGGAATATTTAAAAGTGGATTCATGTAGATCTGAAGATTATTCATTTGGTATCCTTCTCACAAAACCAAAAATGCGCTTTTTCCACATTGAATTATTGTAAGACTCTATCACAGAATTGCAACCTTGTAGAACATGCAACATTTTATTATTACCTATAACAAGCCCAACATGAGTTGGTTGATGAGCGATATTCAGGATGATAATATCAGAAAACTGTGGCAATGTAATTGCCTGCCATTGGTTTAGATTGTTTATAATTGTTTCTGAAACAGTTTTAATATCTCCACTAGTTATGTAAGTGTTGTAGGTTGGTAAAATGATGTTATATTCAGTTTTGTAGATTAAGTAAATTAGTCCCCAACAATCAACTCCGGCAAAGGATCGACCATGATCTTTATAAGACAGACTTATGTATTTATTTGGATCAAATAGCATTTTTCACCTTGAAAAAATCTTAAAATAATCCAGGAAAGCGCCCTGGGGTGAAACTATCACCTGGGAAAGGCTCATTAAAGAAATTTTCTATGCTAAGAGTTATTGTTATTGTAAGTGCATCATAGGTAGCTTCTATAAACTTAAAACCAGAAAAAGTTGCTTCTGGACCGTCTAATGCTGCTGTTGACACAACATAAAAAGTAATAGTAGGGGATGTATCAAGATCATTTATAGCATCTGCTAATATCTTATCAACATTGTCAATCGTTAAGGTAGCAGATGGAATATTGTCTGGAGAATCAGATGGAAGTTCAAGTTTAAATGGATAACCTATGTATGTATTGCCACCAAATTCAACTGATTCAGTATTATTTACAACTCTTATTGGAGTCGTTAAGTCAGCATGATCAATTTCAAGAAGAATTAAAAAAGCATCTTCAGTTTCAGAAGCAAAAACTGCTTCTCTAAAGGTTAGTGATGTTGAACGACTCATTTAGGCTCCTGAAATAACAGTTAAAGTTGGTAAGATATGAAAGTCCATATCTATTTTAAAGTAATCACCACCTAAAGGAGTGATTTTAGGTTGTCCAATAATCTTCATTTTTACAGTTGTTCCAGTAATAGGATGTTCCCAAGTAAATTTTATAGCACCACCAGCAATAGTAGAATGAAAAAATGTAAAGAAAATAGCTCGTTGAGCTTTAGTGACTATGATAGAACCTTTTACAGGGGTTGAGTTGGCAGTTAATCGCCTACGAGTTTTTGGAGGGCCAACTTCCATATCTGTAGAAATAATAAGATTTTGCATTGTTTCTTCAAAGTTATCTTCTATCAGTTCCTGTGGAAGTGTTGAAGGCCAATTACTCATACTTTACTCCAATTTATCTTCTTATGGTGGTAGCTCTTATGCCATTTTGTCTTAAAGCAGTTGAGGTTCGACTAGGCGAATTAATTAATGCAGACATTGCTTTATCTAAGTAAATATTTATGTTTTGTCCAGTTTTTGTTTTTGTAATGTTTGTCGTGGCAGTTGTTCCGGCAGGTGCATTGTAAATATTAATAGTAGTTTCTCCAGAAGAACTCATTTTGTTCAGTGGAGTGACTACTTCTGCACCATTCTCACCTATATTGTATTTTTTTCCAGAAGTAAGTCCGTAACCTATGACTTCTTCATCTATAATCCCACCATTGGCTAATTTAAATCCGCCTGACAAACTGGTAAAGAATGATGTTATGTCTGGCATAGCTTCTGATAAGTAACCAGCAATAGGCTGTAATAAAGCCATTCTAACAACCATTCTTGTAATGTCAGCAATAACGGAATCGGCTAGACTATTAAAAGCAGATTTACCTTCTTTTGCAAAATTAACAAAGGCATCTTCAGTTGAGGATGCAAAGTCCTCAACTGCCTTCTGGACTAATGATATACTATTATCGTTGATAATCGCATCCAGACCGCGCTGAAAATAGTCAGACCACGTACCAAATTCCTTTTCATTGGCTCTAATAGTTGATTTAAGTTTTTCTAGTTTCTCTATCAACTCATTGAGAGATTTCTCTTGCCCTGGCTCTACTTTCAAAGTTGGTAAAGAAGCAATTTCATTTTTATAGTACTTAATAAAATTTTCTAATGATTCTCTGTAAGCTTTTGTGCCTTTTTCAAATGACGCGTTAAGAGATGCTTGGCCAGATTCAAATTCGTTTATTAACTTATTTATTCTTGTAGCAGTTGTTAAGTTTTCAACATCGGCAACTGTTGCCATTTTTTGCTTTAGTTCATCCAACTGAGCTTCTGACTCATTCAAGTCAGCTATAAGTTGTTTTTTCCAAACTGTTAAGGATACTTTAGCTTTCTCAGGGACAGTATTAAGACTAAGAGCTTTTTTAACATTGTCAATGTGTTCTAAAAGAGTGGCTTCTTGAGCTGTTAACTCAGCTACTACAGGAGATATATTTATTCCTCCAACTGCATATTCAGAAGGTTGTAAAAGTGCGTTAACCATACTAATGTTACCACTTTTAACAAAATCTTGTAGGCGTTGGTAAACATTAGTTGTTATGCTATGTAATGAGTCATATAGGTCATCAGCAACTTTTTGTGGATCAGTTGGTTTTGTTGGAATGCCTGGGAAGTCACCAAAAAGGTTTTGCATGCTAGGAAATTTCTTTTTGACTTGAATCATCTTTTCCCAGATCTTACCGAGTGCATCTCCAAAAGGAGTTGCTAAGGTAGCTAGTGAACTGCTAATAGCAGAAAATGAAGCTAGCATATTAGCACGAAGTTCTTTATCAAAGTCAAAAACTTTACCAGTTTTTAAACGATTATTAATATTGGCTATTTTTTGAGTTAATGACACGTAAGATTTTTCTAGCGCATTTAATTCAATAGTCTTTTGTTCGTATAGGTAAGAGTTAGGTTTTAAAGCAGCCATACTAGTTTTTAAGTCATCAATGCGCTTTTTGGTATCACTAAGTTGAGTTTCTAGAATTTTGAGTTCTTTTGCTAACCCTTTAGCAGATTGTGCATTAAGAGTTAAACCAGCTCCAAAACCTATTGAACCTCCTATGAATGCGCCTAATGGACCACTTACTAGAAAACCAGATATGGCACCTAATGCCGTTAATGTTAAAGAAGAATTTTCAAACAGTTTAGCAAATTTATCAGCAAGCCAAGAAATGGCTTTTGCTAATGTGTTGACTGGACCTTCAAGATCAATAGTATAACCAGTTAAAGTTGAAATAACAGATCCAACTGTAAAGGCGGCTATACCTAAACCTATTAATGGTGCTAGGGTTAAGTTGACAGAAAAACCTAGTAATCTAAAAGAAGTTGTAAGACTTGATAGTAAACTAGCATTAAATGTGGAGATAAAAGTTATCCAAACTAAATTG